AAAATAAGATTATGCCTAGTTTAATTATATATAGTATTCCAATGCTGGTTATTCTGTTGTTGTGGATAATTGGTATTGTTGAAATTAATTTATTTTAACGTTGTTATCTTCGTGGGATTTGATAAGCTGATCACGTCTAACAATTAACAAAAGGAGAAAAGTTATGACACAGTCAGAAACTAAGTCCAATGTTAAAGGCGGAAAGTTGCAACGTCAGCAACGACTACTTTTAAATATTGGCTTAATGAAAGACAACAGACGTGCTTTAGGTAAACAGATCACGATTGTTGTAAATGAAGCTATGCTTTTTATGAAAGATAAAAAGCACATGATGATTAATATCGACGGCTATGAAGGTCGAGCGGAGTATATCCATAGAGACAAAATGGTATTGGATAGTAAACGTTTGAAAGAAGAGCAGCCGAAACTTTATAACTCATATTTAAAAGCGAGTGAAAGTAATGAGATTAAAGTTGATGTTGATAAAAAAGCAGAACGCATCACAGAACAGAACGCGAGTATCGAACGTGTTGATGCACAAGTCAAATAACATGCAACAACTTCTAGAAAATATACTAGATGCATTATGCAAAGCGACATCACGAGATGTATTCGTGATGTTGCCGAGCAAAGAGAAGGAGCGAGTGCCGTACTTAATCAAAGAGATTAAGGAGACACTTGATAGAGTGAAAGCATAATGAATATGTTTATAACTCTAACTCTTTTACTTGCTGGCTTTACTCTCGCATTATGCGGAGTAATAGTTTTGTTTGAGGTTGATGTATGGCTTGGCTTTATGCTTGCCGTCATTGGTATCAGTGCAAGCATCGGTGCAACTCTGATCAACGAATAACCCACGACACCAGGCGGCAACGCCGCCTGGTCCCACCAAAGAAGGTCCCTTCGTTCTTCCGCGATCTTTCCGCCTTCCGCTTTCCCTTCCCACCTTCTCCATACAGAGTATTGAAAATAATCTTGCTAAAGAGTAAGATGAACACACGTACTGGGGCTGAAAACGATACGGGACTCCTGCTAGAAATTTTTTGGAATTTTTAAAACTTATGAATCTTGAATTACTCACCACCGATCAATTAAGAACACGTGTAGAAAAGACCTGGATAGAGCATATTAAGCTTTGCCAAGACAGTTTTATGTACTTTGTGAAGGAAGTGTGGCCAGAATTCATCTATCGTAAGGCAACGAAATCTTCAGAATGGGGCCATCATCAATTGATTGCAAATGAGTATACTAAAATTGCTAATGAACGTAAGGGGCGTCTTATTGTTAATATGCCTCCACGTCATACTAAATCTGAATTTGCTTCTATTTATTTTCCAGCATGGTTGATTGGTCGAAACCCTAAAATGAAACTTATTCAAGTTTCTCACAATACAGAATTAGCAACACGATTTGGTAGTAAG